ATGTTAGGTTTGACTTATAATAAAAAAAATCCTTCCTATTATATAGAGGAAAATCTATATCAATTTTATGGTTATAAGTTAGCTGAATTAAGATTAAAAAATAATATAACAAAAAGAGATTTATCTAGCTTATTAAATATAAGCGAAAAGACATTAAGAAGCCTAGAAACAGGTCAACTAAACAACCCCTTCTATTACTATAATATATATTGTAGACATTTTGGTTTCAAAGCATACAACTACTTAGACTTTTCTTTAATTAAAACAGACACTTTAAATGGTAAGGTCATTTTTTTAAAGGCATACTATGGTGTTAAATCTAATAAAGAACTTGATTTAATTTTAAGATTCTATAAAGGTGCTATTACTGATTATTTAAATCATAAAAGTAAAAATATAAACATAGAATCCTCTATAATAGAAAGTGTTTATATCATAAAAAATAAGAAGGATTGATTAATCCTTCTTATTTTTATCATTAAAACCTTCCTTATTTAACATACTAATTACTATATCCCAAATTTCTTCTCTGAAATCTATTTTTTCTTCTACTTTTTCTTTTCTTTTTTTATATTCATTAAAATAAATTATATTAGACATGTTAATACCTCCTCAATAATTAGTATTAACCATTATTTCCAATATATTCTTCGAAAATAAATCTTTATCTAAATTTTAATAGTTTGTTATAATTAATTCCTTATAATTTTTTCTTGCTGAACTTTCCCTTGAAATAGAATAGTTAACTTCAACTTCTTTTATGTTAAAACCTTTATATAATTCTCTTATTTTTTCATGATCATTTATTGTTAAAATAAACTTGCCTTTTATATTTTTAAGTTTTTCATGTAGTAATATATGGTCATCTTCTTTAAATTCAGTGCCGTACCCAGCAGTTTCTAGGTATGGAGGATCACAAAAGAAAACAGTATATTCTCTGTCATATTTTTCTATTATTTTTTCAAATGAAAGATTTTCTACAAATGTATTTTTTAATCTTTCTCGTACTGGATCTAAGTATGTTTCTTTAAACATTTTCTGATTTGGTAATGTATTTGTGCCATATCCATAATGTTTTCCTTTTGATGCAAAACTATAATTAATTAGGTATAAAAACCTAATAGCTCTATGTATTTCTGTTAAATTCTCTAATGTATAATGCTTGTACTCTTCAAATATATCTCTACCACTAAATTCATAATCTAATAACCTCTCCATTTCATGGCTATGATATTTAATCATTTTAAATAAATTTACAAGTTCTTTATCTATATCATTAATTACCTCAACTTTACTAAGTTCTTTTCCAAAATATACCCACCCTGCACCGAAAAATAATTCAATATAACAAGTATGCTCTGGTATCATTTCTATTATTGTTTTTCTTAATTTAGATTTTCCACCAACTCTACATATAGGTGGTTTCATCATAATATCACCTCTTTTAGAACAAATTTACATATTACTATAATTATATAGAACATATGTTCTTGTGTAAAGTTAAAATTTATTATTTTGTTTATTTATTTTAAAAATTGGAAATATTTAAAATGAGGTGATTATATATGTTAGAAATTATTTTATCTTTATTAATTGTATTACTTCCTCTTCTACTTTTAATTCTTATATCTATTTATATGCTATTAATATTTATGAAAAATAGTGTTATTGAAGTAAGAAATATAACAGAAGAATTAAATAAGAAAAATAACACTTGGGAATAATCCTAAGTGTTATTTTTTTTAAGCTATATTTGCTTTCTTCTTTCCTCAATTAAGTTCTCTAACTCTTGTAAATCTTCTAATGTTGCTTGTTTTTTTATAAAACTCCTTGTTCTTGATCTATTGCTGAGGTACTTTGCATACTCCTTATTTTTCTCTTGCCACTTCTTATTAGCTTCTGTTTGGCTATTTTTACTATCTTCCATTTTGGCTCTCCTTAAATAATTTTTAGTAATTTCATTATAAGTATTACCAAAAAAGCAATCACTCCAATTAATGATATTATCTTAAGTGTTAATTGTTTGTATAATTTCTTCATATTGATTTTGAAGGACATATTTGTTATTATTTTTATAAGGAGTTAGGTTTTATCCTAACCCCCTAGGTTCAGTTAAATATCGCTACTAATATCAGTATCCAGCCGATAAGCGATATTAACTTTATTGTGAGCTTTTCGAGTAATTCTATTACTTTGATTAGCTCTTTTATTTTATCTTCAATATCCTTCAAACCATCACCTCCTTACAATTATATTATACTACGCATAGTATAAATTTGTCAATGCTTTTTCTGATTTTTTCAAAAAAAAATAAAAACCCCTAGATTTTAATTTAAGTGTTCATTTTATAAGATAAACAATATTAAATTGATATATTATTGACATTTTTTTCTTATAATGTTAATATCAAAGTAATATTTATAGAAATGAGGGATTGATTATGTGGGGAGAATTCTGTAACGTATATTCACCATCTAAAGAAAAAGATAGTAAGGATAAAAATAAGAAATAGTTTCTTTATATAATTTTTTTAAAAAAGGTAATTGCTTTTGCAATTACCTTTTTACCTTTTTATGCTTATGAACTAGATTTCTTTTTGCATCAATTTCACTTTCTTCTGTTTCTTGATATCGTAAAGACCACTTATTATATAATTCAGTTATATTTGTATAATACTTATCTTTTCCGGTCTCATTTATATACGCTATTTTAAAATATACTAACTTAACCATGCTTAAAAATGATTGATGCAAAGACTGATAAACAGTTTCTTCATCTGCTACGCCACTATTAAAATACATGCAAAAATATTCTAATGTGTTTAATGTATCTTCTAAAGTATCAATATACAACTTTTTACAATATATCTTATAGTACATATCTTGTTTCTTAATTTCATTTAACATTTTTTCTTTCTTTTTATTCGCCTTTTCATCTGTAGCAGCAATCTCACCTTGAGCATCTAGTAATTTATTCATTTCTTCAAAGTATTTACTAACTTTAAGTGCATCAAGATGTCTATTTAATTCATCTTGATCTAAATCGCTCTTCATGTTTATTATAGCTTTCATTAATATATTCTCATTTATATTTTCCATCTCATTATAAATTTTATTTATGTCTTGCCCTTTAAATATTTTCTTTAATTCATCTCTATCAAACTCTTTTAAATCATGATATTTAATATTTTCAAAATATTTTTCTATTTTACTAGCTTTAAATATAGAATTTAAATATGACATATTATTCATCAATTTTTGTGCGTATAACTCAGCTAATTCAATAGCTTTTAATATTTCCTGCTTATCATGCTGCATTTTCTGCTCCTTTTTAGCTGAATATATTTGATACCCTACAAATAATAACGCTATTATAGTTGCGAAGTTAGCTCCATTTTCTAGAATAATATTATTTCCTTCCATAAAATCCCCCCATTCCCAATAGATATTATACATAGTTTCTCATTTTTTTACAATATAGTATTAAATTTTACATAAAATAAAAGATGCTAGTAAGTAAGATTTCTACTACCTATTAGCCTTAAAATAGAATTTATCGCAAAAAAAATAAAGGTAGAAGGGTTTTACCCCCTCTACCTCGTAATTATTTATTAATCTTATATTTATTTAAAGCTGAATCTATATTTTCACCTTTTGAAACTCTCTTAGCTAAATCTTTACAAACATCTAATGTATCAAATCTATCTCCATCTGCAATTTTATGAGTTATATATCCTGTAAATCCAAATTGACCTGCTTCTCCCTTACGTGGATTATCTCCACCTACAGCTATTATTCTTTTAGCAACTTTTCCTCCATCGAAATTGAACGGTACTTTTGCATCATAAGCCATTGCACCTACTGCATATGCTAAAAATTTAGCTCCACATTCATCTATTGGGTTTGTATATAATACTATTGTTTCCATCTTGTATTCCACCTTTTCTATATTATTTTGATTATTAGTTACTGATATATTCTTATTTAATATTCCACCTACTATTGCTTCAGCAATCTTCCTTGGCCCTAACTTTCTATATAAAGCTACATCTTCAGTAGCTTCACAAAAGCATACCTCAACTAATACAGCCTGCATTTTAGTCATTCTCAAATCATAATAATCAGCTTCTTTTACACCTCTATTTTTAAATCCTAATGCAGCTATATTATTTGAGATTCTTTGAGCTATATCTTCATCTTTAATAGAATCATTTTTACTATATACAAATGTTCCTGTACCTATAGCTCCTTCGTAATAACTATATGCCTTATCAAAATGTATAGGGATATATATATCTGCTCCCCACGCGTTCGCTTTATTAACTCCAGCTACTAAATCTGTATTTACATCACATGGTCCAGGAGTACAGTCTAAAACCTCATGTCCCTGTTCTTTTGCAACATTAATACATTCTGCTAATACTCTTCTATCTTCTGTTAATTCATCTATAATTCCTCTCGCTCCAGTAGCTTGTTCATTATGTCCACCTCTAAAAGCAATTTTCATATTATATCATTCCTTCCTTATTTAAATTTTTTTATATTAAAAAAGAACAAGATATTATTCTTGCTCTTTTGGGACCACTTCTGAAATTCTATTTAATTTACTCTTTAAATCTTGATTTTCTTGAATTAATTTACTATTCTCTTCTTGTATTTTTTTAACTTCTTCTTTGAAGCTATCTTTAAATAAAGCTTCTTTTCCTTTGTTTACTTCTCCAGCTATAGCTTGTCTTAATTGACTTACCTGGTCCTTAGTTAGGTATGGTATTTTCTCTAAAAGTAATTTATCAAATTCATCTGCCTTTGAAGTTAAAGACTCTTTTAAATTATCTGTAATTCTGTATTTTTCCTCCACTATGTTCCATATTTGCTTGGCCATGTTGAACTCTTCTTGATGTTTATCTAGCTTTAACTTTTGTTCTGCTAGTTCTTTTTTCTTAACAATATATTCTACTGTTGCACTTCCTACACTTTTTATAATTGCTACAAGCACTCCTGTTAAAGCTACCCCTAATGCTCCTAATACTGGTGTTAAAAATTCTTGCATTTTACATCTCTCCTTTTATTTTTATAAATTAAAAGAACAGTATTTACCCCTGCTCTTCTTTGGTCTTACTTAATTGTTTTCCAGTTTGATTAACTCCAATAGCTACTCCCCAACATAATATCCCTTGTAGCACTGCATTTATTACAGCTTCATAAAATACTTTATATTGCGAGTTAATGATATTTAATAATACTGCAAATGTTATAGCAAATAACATTAATATTACAGTAATATAATTATCTCTAACTGATTCTATTTTCTTTAAAAATATTCCTAACACATAGATAGCAGCTATTAAAATTAAAAGATTTTTAGGTATAAAGGTTAATAAATTTTCCATGTTATTTTTCCTCCTCAAAGTTATCAATTCTTTTATGTGCAGATTTACAACTTTCTTCAACTCGAATTAATCTATCATTCATTTTTGACATTTCTCTATCTCTTTGCTTATTATCTAGTTTTATATCATCTACTCCTCTAGATATATAATCTAGTTTAGCTTTTGTTTCTGCATCCTCCCTTGTTTCTGCTCTTATGTCTTTATTCTTGTTTCTTTGAAAGCTTAAATAGCTTATAATTGCACCAAGTAATGTACAAGCTAATCCGATACTTATAGTTTCCATAACTCACCTTCCTTTATTTTTAAAAATAAAAAGAACCTATATTTCTATAAGTTCTGATTGACATAAATCTTGTCTTTAATTTATTATCTTTCTATAGTAGTTAATTGTTTTTGCTAGGTAGAGATTAATACACATACTGCTTTCTCTACCTAGTATTTTTTAAAATAAAAAACAACTAAAATTATTTAGCTGCTTCTAATACGTCTATTCTTTTTTGATAATCTTGACATATCTTCCAAAGAACACTTATCATTGCATATAAGTCTATCCCATCTGAATTTAATGGATTTAAATATCTTCTCGCATCTTCTGTCATATCTTCTAATATAAATCCTAATGCTTGTGATTTAGTTTCTATATATTCTCCTTCTGAATCTTTTATTATAGAATAATTTTCACGCTTATAATTATAAGTTTTAATCTCATTTTTCATAAGAATATCTTTGAAATTTATATTGTTAGTTTCCTCTATATTCTCTTTATATTCTCGTCTCGAAGTTTGAACTACAGCACTACATATAAGTCTAGAATATCCACCATCATCTCCAGTTCTACATTGCACATCTCCGGATGCTCCTAAAAGTTTAATTGCACCACAATCACCAGTTCTATTTCCTCGTATAAAAAAGTGTCTATCCTTATATTCAAAAGTAGCTTTATTAAAATTACTTGCATAAAAGTCAAATTGGTTTGGTTGAACACTTAAATAATTTTCTTTATTACATTGTAGTCTTATAAAACCATTAGCACCATCTATTCTACAATCGTCTCCAAATAGCTTTAGAATGTGATCATGAGGTTGAAGCCTGCCTTGAAATGATAAATTTCCGTTACTATCTCCTTGCAACATAATTTGCCCTGCATTATTTAATACTGTTAATGCACCATTTCTAATAGTAACTCCATCTCTGTCAATTATAGTGTTCCCCGAATATATTTCATCTGGGTGAGGTGTATATTTTCTAGATGCAGCACCTTCTGTAAGTGTTAAATCTGTGTACCATACATACCCATCGTTATCACAACGCCCTATCTTAAAGTGCATATTATATACGTTTAATTCTCCATCTGTTGTAAATGTTATAGAGAACTTATTCCAATTAGTATCACTTTTCCCACCATTTGTTTCATTTAAATTTGCACTACCGAATATCTTCCAATCTCCGCCATTACGTTGTATATGCACATAACCTTTAGCTCTATGCCCTGCTTGATAGCCAGATAGTGTATAAGTAGTATTTCTCTTTAAAGTTACACTTTGTGCTAATCCGTACTCACCTTGAGTAGCCCACTGTCCCCTTATTTGTAAAGTATTTCGACCATCTAAGCACCAATTACTATTTGATCCAATTAGACTAACGCTTTTATTTTGCCCATTCCAGACATACTCGTGAGTCCAAAATCCTGTTGTATCTTTTAAAAATTGCCCATTTCTAAGTAAGTTATATCCGCCACTTTGGCTAAAATCTAACTTCAATTGCGTAGATGTTAAATCCATACTAGCCTTAGTAGCATATATTCCACTTGCATCATTTTTGCTTAGAAAAGTGTTGCTAACTTCTAATTTTATATTATTTGCTTGCTGTGTTATTGCACTATTTAAAGCACTTGTAGTAGCATAATTATTAAGTTTACTATCTGTACTAGAATTAGCACTGTTTATAGCTTCTTGTTTAGCAGTATTAATTGTAGCTTGTACAGTGCTTATAATTGCATTATCTGTAATCTTTTGTTCAGCTGTAGACATTCTACTATTTAAAGAATTTAAATTATTATTTATAGTAGTAGTTGTTTGCTCTACACTACTTACTTTAGAAGTTATAGAATTTAAATCTAATGTTATATTAGCTACATTAGATTTAACTAATTCTACTTTTATATTAACTTCATTAATAGCCTGGTCAACATCTTCTAATGGAGTTACATAACTTGTCTGCTTATCTCCCTCCTCCATTTGTATATCCCATACCTCAACTGTATATTCTGTTGCTATACTAGCCCCTCTACCTATTTGTATATATACATTTCTATCACTAGTATTATTGGCAATAAAACTTACTCTAATCTCTTGTGCTAAAGAATTTTCTGGATATGGAATGCCACTTACATAATTATTAGTTGGTGCTCCATTTAAATAAGTTTTTACATTATCGTGTGAACAATGTCCCCCTACAAAATTTATAGTTCCGCTTAATTTTCTAATTTTATATGATAATACATATTTTTTTCCTGGTATTAGCATATTTGAAGTTAATTTTAACCCAAAATTTAAGTATGAACTACTCCAAGAGTATTTATTACCACTCTTTGTAAACGAAGTATGATGAGCTACAATATTATCATTTTTAGCTAAATTTCTACCGCCAATCTGCATAGCATCTATAGCACTATTAACAGTATTAGTTACTTGAGTTTGGTCTACTTTTAAATCTATTTTATTTAATAACTGTGTTATACTCGCCACTTGATTATTAACTGTACTATTTAAATTATTTATTTGAGTTGAATTTGAGCTTACTGTACTTTTAGTACCAATTAAATCTCTTTCAACTGAGTTAACTCTAGTTTCTACCCCTGTAATCTTTCCTGTAAGCTGGTCTAAACTACTAGAATGACTTCCAATAGTGCTATTAATAGAATCTACTTTAACAACAGTTCTATTGTAATCATCTTTTAACAATACTATTTGTCCATCTCTTGTGATTTGAGTATTATTAATAGCTGTACTTATTTGCCCTTGCATTACATTAATAGAAGTGCTATTAGATGTAGTTATCTCTTTTACATCTAATACAGCTTGTTCAATATCTTCTTCTACTTTTATATTCGAAATAGTTACATTACAAGCAGAGTTATAATTCCTTCTGTTAGGTTGGATATATAAGTTGTAATCTCCTTCCAATATATCTTTTGTTCTAGCATAAATAACTACTTTGTGGAGATTTTCATCATTAGGTAAATTAACACCTGGCGTATCATAATTATTATTTTGCAGAACATCATCTATATAAAGTTTTTGTTTTAAAAATAATATCGAATGTCCTCCTATACAATTCAAGTTACCACTATTTTTCTTTATAAAGAATCTTATAACATAATTACTCGAAGGTTTAAATATTCTCCCTAAAATTTTTATTCCTTTACCTTCCCAAGAATCTCCTGCATCAAAAGTATAAGAGTATTTATTAATATAAATCTTTGTTAAAAATGCTTCTATACAATCTTTTTCACATAAGTTTTTATCACTTATATTTATATTTTGAACTTCTGTTTTAAGACTATTAAAAGATACATCTAATGTTTGTCCAGTAAGGTCTATAGCTACCTTGCTAGCTAAAATACGTTGTGTATTAGTGTCTTTATTAAATCCTGTGATTAAGCTAGAATAATTTATCTGCTTTTCTCCTATTGAATTTGAAGCTATCATGCTTTCTTTTATTAAGTCATTCGCTATAGCCTTTTCCTTTATGCCTGTATGGTCTATTAAGGTGGTAGTGCCATCTTCTCCACGCAAAATAAAGTTAAAATTCCCTTTGGTATCTTGTCCCATTTGAATTCTAACTCTATTATTTTTGTCTTTAAATTGTTGCGTAGCTCCTACAATTTCTATTCCGCCATTTTCGCTTACTATCCTGAATTTATTAGTAGAAATGTCTCCTGCTTTAAGTGCTGAAATATTAACATTAACCATATTTGCATCTTTTACAAATATAGTATTCATGTTTAACTTATCTCCAGTAATCCCTCCAGTTTGAATGTTCTCACTAGATAAATTTCCATTAAGAATTGTTTTAAGAGTCGATGACTCTGCTTCTAATACTTTAATCTTTGCATTTATAATATTCGTATCTGTTATATCTGCTTTATTTATAAGTGCTTTATTTATTGTTGCATCCATAGCGATTAAATTCTGTATTTTTGCATCTATAACATTTAAATCCTCAATATTAGCTTTATTTATTAATGCTTCATTTGCTATTAATAATTCAGTAACAACTCTATTAATCTTATTTGCCATTGACCCATTTTGGTCAAAAGAATTTTTATTTTTAGTTTCTCCTTTTGCTTTTAATTCACTATCTAAGCCACCATCATAACTTAATTTTGTATTTAAGATAGGAAGTTTTCTTGTAATTCCCTCTACATCCGTATAAGTTATAATATCCCCTACATCAAGACTTAAATCCCCTTGCCATTTAATTGTATATCCTAAATAAGAAAATCCATTTAACCTATTATAAATATCTGTAAGAATAGCTTGATTTACCCAAGGATTCTTAAACTGTAGTTCCATACTATCAATTCCTAAGTTGCCTTTGGATAAAATTTCTTCTCCTACTTGACAGCTTATCTTGCCTATTTTGTATTCAACTTCATCTCTTTGTAAATCAAATACTCCTTCTCCTATATCTCTCTGAACATCTGTAGGATATATTATAGTAAACTTTCCATCTCTAGTTATTAACGCATTTCCACCACATATACTTGCTATAAACCCTAATACTTCTCTACAAGTAAAGCCTTCCAACTTCTTTAAATTATTATAAGTTGGAAGGCTTCCTATAAATTGTACTCCTGTAAACTCTACTAGTTCATTTACTATTTGTTGTAATGTTGAGGCGTCTCCTAACTTACTAAAGTATGGAGTTTTAAATTTAACCATATTATCATAACAAGTAAATTTTGTAGTAAAATCATCTTTTTTAACATTTTCTATATTAAAAATTCCTAAAGGAACATACTCTATTGAGTTATTTATCTTTAAACCCACTTCAACTTTTATTTGATTGGTATTAAATATAGTATCTGTAGTATTTCTTAAAACTAAATCCAAACACATTGAAGGTGTATTACCTATGCTAAATACCTCTTGAATACCACCATTTAATTCAATATTTTCTACTTCTTCATTTGTAAAAACCCTCTCTCCTATAGTTATTCTACATTCAAAACTTCTACTAGTTTTTTTAATTTCTGTTTTATACGCTGTACTTGTATTCTGCAATCCCTAACCTCCTTTCGTAAAATTCTAAGGTTAGATGTTATCTAAACATATAATCAATAGCAATTAATTCTCCAGGAGTTATATCACAATTACATTTTTCTAAATCACATGGATCTATTAAATGTATATCAACTTCATTTTCAATATCCATCAATTGATTTATATCTTTATTCCAATCCTCTAAACATTCCTCTTTAATGTTAAGATCACCCTGCTCATTGATTTTTAGCTTTCCCTCTTCATCTTTTACACAATATTTTTCTAATAATTTTGCTCTTTCATCATTATAAACTTTAACTTCTTTATCTATCTTTGCAATATTCCTTGCTACTGCATAACTAACTTTTATATTTAAATTCATTCCTGTTAGTCTATTTAAAACTACAACGCTATCTACTAACTGTTTATTACTTAATTTCATTATGCTTGTACCTCCGTTCTAGTTACTATATCTTTATTAGCTGCTAGTTCATCTTCTATCTTATATACCGCCTTATCAAACTCATCTAGATCTTTTCTAATTTCTACTTTATTTGCATCATACAACTCTTTGCTATATATTGTTCTAGTTGTACTTCCGTTGCTACCTGCATCTGTACTTATAGTAGCACTCATATGTACTACTTGTTGCCCCTCTATCATACTAACCCCTGACAGCGATATACTTCTATTTATTTTTAACATTTAAATCATTCCTTCCTTATTTTTAATAACTTTTAACTTTCCATTAATAATATTAATTCCTTTTTTATCTATAATTATCTTACTCATTTATACAACACCTAACATTCTATTAAACTAAATTTAAGACCTTTCCAAAGTGTACCTGAACTTGTTTCAATTCTTTGCATCGTTCTATCTCCTACATACATTGTACAAATTATAACTCCTCTTTGCGGATCTAAAAATTCAACATTTACTTCTTTTGGTGCAATTGCATTTAATATATCTGAACATTCATTTTGCGTTAATATTCCCCACTCTAGTTCAAGCTTTCTTTTTATTGCAATTCTATCTCTATACAATCTTCCTTTTGTATTTCTGCTAGATTTATTACTATCTAAATCACTTATCATTGCTGTATAAGGTAAAGGAGCAGGCATTTCCACTCCATTAATCTTTAAATAAGACATAAATACCAACTCCCCTATAAATTAATTAAACATTCACCATTATTCATTTCTGTTAATTTATTAATGCTATCTATTAAAACTCTAGCAAACTCTATATCACCAAGTTTTAATATTATTTGTATTGCTCTATCCTTTTCACCACTAGATATATTAGTTCCCCCTAATCTTTCTATTAGTTTAGATGCAAGTAAATCTAATCCCTGTGTATTATTTTCTAAAGGTACTACAGCTTCTTTACCAGCTTCACCTACCATTGCAAGAGTAGGACTATCTATAATACCTCCTTTAGCTAGATATGGTATATTAGGTATATTAACTCCAAAACTTTTACCTCCTATCCCAGGAATCCAACTAGGAATATTAACAGATATTTTATTCAATCCGTTTATAGCTCCATTTATAAGTCCTATAACTGCATTTAAAGGTAGTTTCATTACCCCTGTCATGCCACTCATAATTCCCCCAAAAATGTTGACTAGCCCCTTAAACGCTCTAGACCAATCGTTACTAAATGCTCCTTCTATGAAATCTACTACTCCCCTAAATATTTGTTTAACACTTTCCCATACAGAACGAACAGGTTGTAATAAGCCATTCATTATATCTCCAAGAAAACCAAATTGTTTAGACCAATCCGTTAAGAATATACTATCCATCCATGAACTAAACTGCGTAAATTTATTTTTTATAAAGTCCCAAACTTCTATTGCTTTAGCTTTTACAACATCCCAATGCTTGTAAAGCAATACTCCTATAGCAATTATAGCTCCTATAGCTGCAACTGCTATTACTATTGGCCAATTTACAGCTTTCATAGCTAATCCAAATCCAGTAGTAACAGTTGTTGCTATTACCCCTACAGAGTTCCAAATACCAACAGCCATATTCCATAGATTCATTGCTCCTGTTACTAACCCCCAAGCGGCTGCAAAACTTCCTAATACCAGTACCAAATCTTCTACCAAAGGCTTATGTTCACTAATCCATTTCCCTATATTGCTTAAGGAATCTCCTAATCCATTTAATATACTTACTATCATACCGCCTGTCCAACTAGCAATAGGTTGTAAAAAACTATCCCATAGCCATTTTCCTAAACTCATAAATACCTCTAAGATAGGATTTAAGAAATCCAATGCTCCTGCGAGCAAATTAAAAAATGCTGGTAATAAATCGCTTATGGTCCAGTGTGCTAATGGATCTAATATTTCAACAAAAAACCATTTTAATATTTTCCCTAAATTATTTACTATTGGGGTAGCTGCTACCTTAACTTTATTAAAAGATTCTATTAATGGTTGAAAATTGAAAGTTTTAAAATAGTCTTTAATTCTATCTACTAATAACTTCATTGAACTATCAACTTTACTAGTATCTAATGCTGGTGCTACTAATTGAGGAACTTTAGATGCTCCACCACCTCCAGAGCTATCTCCACTATCATTTTGGGAATTTAAAGCATTTATTTCATCAAAGCTTGCTAATCCTAATGCATCTTTTGCAGCCTTTCCTGCTTCTTTTGCACTATCTCCATAAGCCCCCATAGCTACCTTAGCATCTATTAAACCTTGTGTAGCTTGCTTGCTTTGATTAAAAGTTTTTCCAAATATAGCGCTTATAAAACTAGCAATGTATTGAGTTACAATACTCAAAGCACTCATTAGAGCATTAATAGCTGGTAGTATAGCTTGATATATCGGTGTAAATGCAATCATTAAATTACTTTTAATTTGTGCTAAAGAATTAGAGAACTGTTCATTAGTCTTTAGGTTATTTAAAAGACCTGTTCCCATTGATTTAAGTCCACTTAAAATCATAGGAAACATTATTCCCCAAGTAAACATACTTCTAGCAATTATAGATATATTACTTCTATGAGCTCTCATAGAGTTATTAGCTTTCTTAGTTGAATTATCAACTTGATTTAATGAATTTTTGACTTTATTATAATTATTACTTGAATTGCTAGATCCATTACTTGACTTAGCAAATTGAGCATCTAAATCAGCTAATTTAAACCCTAATTTATCAGATTTATTTATTAAACTACTTATAGTTCCTTCTGTTTTAAGTATCTGTTCGTTAATCTTACTCTTAGTATTTTGATTAAATGTATCTTTAAAAGACTCTTTCAATTTTGATAGCTTTTCTCTTTGTTGCTCTATTTTTGCATTAGTAATATCTAAATCTCTAGCTGTACCATCAATTTGAGTTGCTAAAACCTCTTTATCAATAGATTTAACTGGCGGTCCTCTTAATGTATTAGTCTTAGGCATATTAGATATTTTAGGTTTTTCAACATTAGCTCTAGGAAATTTCACTTGTGGTAATTTAACATTTTTTACTGATTCAAATACAGATTTCAGTGTATCTTTTAAATTACTTCTCATTCTATTTATCATAGACTTAATATTAGAATCTAATGATTTCACACTACTATTAGCATTTTTTTTCATTCCATCAAACATTGACTTAGCTCCTGCATTTAATGAAGTTTTTAAATTCTTAGCTATAAGTCCACTTATAGAACTTATTTGCTTTCCTAAATCACTTTTGACTTCTAGATCTAAACTAATTTTACCTACACTATCGCTCATCACTTTCTCTCCTTTCAATCATAATAAAAGCACCTAGTATTAAACTAAGTGCTTAAAATATTATCTTGCTTTTATCATAGCATCATATAATGACTTACAAAAAATTCTCGCTGTAAAGCATTCTTCAAAAGTTAATGTAAAATCTCTACATTCAATTATAAGATATTTCTTTTTATTTACTTTCTTCTTTTTCATTGCTAGTGCAAATGGTCCAAATAATGCAATTCTAGTTGCTGTAAATCTTCTTACAACTTCCTTTTCTGTTTCTATCTTTACATTTAAAACATCTGAAATATGTATATCTACCTTTGCCCCAAATAAACTTGAAAAAACCAAGTAATCTTTATACAATTTCAATGTAATAGTACACTCTTTAGGATAATATGGATGTGATCCAAAATACTTCAATGTAGCAGTTGCTATCATCTTCCCTTTATCCACAATTCCCTTTATATTATTATAACTTTCTTCGATTATTTTTTTACTTTCTTTTAGCCCTACACCGGTTAAGTCCCCATATTTTTTTATCGCTTCTATTTTATTGTAATTTGTTTCTTCTAAAATAGATATAGCCTCAATATTTCCCTCATTAGATTCCATATTATCAATTAGTTTATTCTGTGTCTGGAAATTCTTATCTAAAATCAATTCAGTTCCACAATTATTACAGAACTTAAAAGTAGACTCACACTTATTCCCACAGTTTGTACAAAAAATAGTCTCACTCATATATACCCCTCCAACAACAATTTGTTAGTTTTAGTATATACTATCCAAAAGCTTTTGCAAATATTTCCTGTACTTTTCTTATTTCTTCTTGCTTTTCTTCTTCTGTCATATCTCCAATAGCATTATTTCCGTTTCTCCAATCATTTCTTATTTTATGCTGTTCTTTAGTAAAGTTCTTAAGCATATCCTTATCCTCTTCACTTCTAATAGATACAATTTGACCCAGAGGAGTTTCTGGCATTATTCCTTTCAATAATGTAGAAAACTCACTCCATGTCATATCCGGCTCATTTCTAAGCCTTATATTGTATTGCATTGCAAAACTTGCTTCTATTAAGTCAAAGTCCTCAAATATATCGTACCATTTATCCCCTGGGAGATTTCTTCGCTTTCTCTGCTTCTTTTTCAATATCTTCTAACTCTACATCTGCAATAGCTGCCATTATTACATTAACTATCATATTATAACTTGGCATACTAAGGTCTAACTTTTCAATATATTCAAAAGCTTCTTTACCTAAAGCAACCTTAACTATATCCTCCAGCCTTTTATCATCTTTTATTTTTTTATCCTCTGCAATAGCCATAATTTTAAATGCAGCTGCTTTACTATTATTTATTTTAAATTCATGATCTTCATCTAATTTTATCACCGGCTTTTGATTACCATTTTCTAATCTATTTATAATATCATATACTCTTGCCATTTATTAACCCTCCTATCCTGCTGCTGGTGAGTATGTTGGTTTTCCATCACCTATCATTTCAAACTCTAAAGGAGCTACATTTGTACTATCTCCGCCACCAACATTTTTAACATTAATTACACAATCAAATGCTAGTTTAGAGCCATCTGGGAACTCTATTTCTCCTTTTGTAGAGCACTCTAATCCATCTTTCCAAGCTATAGCAGCTACATAATCATTTCCTTTATCTCCAACATTTCTTTTACCATTTAAACCTATAGTAAATTTCTTGCCCGTCATTAAACTTCTTTCCCAACCCGCTGTAGTCATAGGTGTCCAACCTTCTACAGTACCATCAATACTTATAGAAAAAGTTTCCATGTCAGCTATTGTTGCCATATCTTGGTCAACACTTGCTTTACCTTTTGTTCCAATTTTAAACTTTAAATTATATACTGGAAATACTCCACTAAATGCAGTCATATTTATACCTACCTTTCATAATAAATTATTATTTCAATTACATATTCGATAATACCTTCTGAATCACTTCCAACATAAATAGGAGAATCTGTTTTCATTTTAAACTGAATAACTCTCTTTCCTCCTATAGTTCCATCTTGACCAAAGAAAGCATTATAAACTTCTTGTGCTTTTAATTCAGCTTTATTACTATTTTTCCCCCAATGTACTAAAATAGAAATAGCCTTCGTGGTGTAACTTGTTTGTGCTAAACCTCCTAAAGCTATTCTAGGCATAGGTCCTACTGTATTATAAATTGTAATACTTTCTTCCTTATCTCCTACTTTATTTAAGTACCATTGTGGACTTTCTATCTTAGTCTTTAAATATTCTCTTATCTCACTTAATAACATTACTTAATCAACCCCTTGCTAATAGTTTTAAGATTTTTAGCATAGGCATCTATAACAAACTGTTTATTATCCCCATATAAATAACTATCCATCCATTTACCTTGTGCATTTATATTCTTATCTGTACGAAAATTATATTCCGGATGCCAATATAAACGCCTAGCATATGGGGTATCAAATATAAGTCTTGTATAACCCAAGTTAATTCCTGTAGTGTCCACAAAGCCACTATCCTCTAATGTGCTAGTATCTTTAGGAACTACCGCACTTGTTTTTATATCGCTTAAAACAGCATCTCCAGTCATTTCTAAAGCTTTTCTATGTGATTCTATAAGCCTATTTATATTTGCATTGTTGAGCTCTATTTTTACACTTACACTCATTATTGTAAATTTAACTCTGTACTAAATACTGTTCCATCTGGATTTAAAGGTCTTTCAATTGAATAAATCTTTTTCTTTATTCCATTTACTTTTACATATCCCTCAAATGGACCATTGTAAATAGGACCTTCTATTACAGCCTTGCCACTTAAAGTGATTAACTGTTTTTCTGCATTTAGTACTTGTTTGGTTTTATCTGTAAAATTACACATACCTTTATAAATAGACTTTTCTTCATAATCACCATCTGCATTAGTACCTTCAAAACATACTTCTATAGGTGTATTAGCTAACCATCTAGGGAATGGTAATTTCAATCCCATAATTAAACCCTCCTACAAGTTAAGCCAGTTTGCTTAATGTAATTTAATACTTCCTGTGTAGTAGTAATTCCATTAACTTTATTTGTATTAAAACTAACCGATGTACTACCAGCACTAAAACCACTTAAAGGCATATTTATATACTCTCCATACTGTTCAGTAAATTCTGCATGAATACATATAGCCTTTTTTATTTTATCCTTTTGAAATTCTGTAAGGTTATTAACCCCTTTGCCATTTATTCTATTATAAGTTAGTGTATCAATTTGATCTGATGCTCTTTCAAGTTTCTTTTCTATACTCTCATCTAGAAGTATTGTTCCTTTAAAGGTTTCCTTATAATATGAAATATCTACATAAGCCATTTAATCACATCCTTAAATTAAAAGAAGGATACTATTAAGCACCCTTCTTCAATTCCTTAATTTCTTCCTTAAGTTTTTTATTTTCCTTTTCTAACTTTGCAGCCTTATCTTCTAATTCTTTATAAAGTTCATATGAAACCTTTTTACCTTCTCCATATTCTAATATTTTCCCATCAGAGTCATATATATCATATCCCTCTGACTTATAGTAATTTTTCTGTGATTCATCTATGATGTAAACTTTATTGTCCTTACTTGCCTTCATATATTACTCCTTTCTAGCCTTCTGTTTCTGCATTTATAGCAATACCACAAGATTTATTTTCTATTAGGAATGTATCTGTATAATATCTATTTTGATATACATATTTATCAGCTGTACGACTATCTGTCCCTGGTGTAAATAACTTCATGTAAGCATATTTATCCCTTGATACAACACATGAAGGGTGAATAAGCATCATATGAATTTGTTTTGCATCGCTTGCTGGAGCACATCCATTACTAAAGTCATACTTTGTCTTAAATCTTGCACTAGGAACTTTAACTATATTTACATCATCTAAAGAGTAAACTCTTCTGTCTATTTTCCCATTATTAGAAGTTACATCAATATTTCTAGTTAAACCACTAGCATTTTTAAGTAACTTATACATAGCTGGAGTAACATAAAGTATTCTTCCTTCGCTTGGTACTCCTAAATCGTCCATCTTCTCCATTTGAGTGTCAAACCAATCCAATATATTTGCTATTGTAAGAACTGTATTATCAATAACAGCACCTTTAGATTTATAAGCTTTCGCTTCTGCATATAATTTAGAATATCTATAACTATCCTTTTCTGGTATTGCCTGCTCTGTTTCAAATACATTTTGGATATTAGCTACTTCTAAAACTAAGTTTGTTTCATCTATATCCATTGGATCTAACGCAAACTCTATATCTCTATCGTGTGTAAGTTTCTTTGGTTCCCAATCATTTGCTATAGTTCCAGTATTAAATCCCATATTACTTCTATTATGGTCCTTATAACCACTTAAAGTTAATCTAGGTAACTTAATAGTTTGCGCATTAATAAACTTAATACCTGGATTAGATTGCGTTAATGCATAAGATGTTAACTCCCTTACATATTTTTGTTGTAATTCTCTTTCAAATTGTTCAGCATAACTATATACCGCCATTAAAAATCATCTCCATTTCTTATTTTTATTTGTTTCCAAATACTCTTGATAAAGCATCATTTACATTATTTTTTGTTTGCGCTGCTCCTGCACCAATCTTAAAGCCTTTATTCTCTTCTTGTTGTTGCTGTTGTTCTCCCTTAAAGCTTGGATACTTTTCTAGTACCTTATCAATAGCCTGTTCTATTGTTACTTCTTCTGTAACCATAGCTTTAGCTAATGTAACTACATCATCTACAGAAGTTGCTATAACTCCTTTAGATAAACAAGTTACTTTTGCTTCAAGTGCTGTTGCCTTTTCCTCTGCTGCAAGTCTTGCTTTTTCAGCATTAGTCAAAGCTTCATTTTTCTTTTCTTCTTCTGTTTTTTGACTTTCTTTCCACTCGTTATAAGCCTTTAATTCTTCTTTTGAAAGTTGCCCTCTCTTTTCTCTAGCTACTCTCTCTTGAATTAGCTTATCAACATCAGCTTGAGTGAACGTCTTTTCTTCTGGATCTTCTTCATTTTTTGAACCTTCACCACCATCTTGACTACCTTCTCCACCATTAGCTCCAGTGCCATCTCCCCCATCTGCTTGGAGTAATCTACCCATACCTAGTTGCTTTCTTAAATTACAATTTACTATAAACATTAACTACCTCCATTTATAGCCTGTCGGCTGTTATTTCCATGCACAGTTTAAAGCCTTAAGCACGTTTTGGGCATAATAAAAAGCCTTAGTTTCCTAAGACTTTTTACTCAATTTAAACTTTGTACTCAACTTTGTATTTAAAATATATTAATTATTTTTATCAAATCTCAAAAATAAAAGTATAATAAAACTTATTAGCAACATTCCATCTATAATTAAGTATGAATCAAAAAGTTTAAATATACTTCCAAAAAAAGATATTGCAAGCATTATTAACACTATGTTTTTCCAAAAATCTTTCATAAATTTATATAATTACTCAAAACATGCTGAGTATACTCCTCCTAACGAGAATAGTTCAAGTAATATATCTCTTCCTGAAACACCTGCAGCTGCACCCGAAACTGCTGCTTTAGCTGCTGCTAATTTTCCCTTTGCAGCTTTGAATTTATTATATAATCCTACTGTCTTATTAACAAATTTTGTAGCGCCTCCAACAGCCTTAAGTACACTCTTAACTTTTGCAAGTTTAGCTGGAGTAAAATTTACTAAAACAGCAATTCCTATCGCTGAAACACACCCTACTACTCCTCTTTTACTTCTAACAGTATCTGAAACGGTTAAATCTGGTCGTCCATTTTCCGCAAAATATTTATTAACACTATATGCACCACTTTCAATAATATCATCTGGCATATTTTCAATTAATAATAAAACCTCAACCTCTTTTTCACCTAAAATTAAGGTTCCATCATCAAATGTAGTTATATCAGATATATTATATTCCTCATTTGTAGCAGCCTGTACTAAAGATGTATTAATTGATAAAATCATACTAAGTACTAAAATTGAACTAATAATTTTTTTGTATTTCTTCATCATTCTCATCTCCTTTATATTTTTATCTATGTTTAAGATACAAAGTTGACTTTAATTAATTTATTTTCTAATTATTACCATTGTAAAGGATGCATTTTTACAAATATAGTCTTTTTTTTTATTTTTTTATATGTTATCCTAAAAATTAGGATTATAAAAGCACTTACTATATACTTAGCAAGTGCTTATACTTCTTTAATTGATTCTATTTCATTCTGATAAAGTTCATAGCTTAAGTTACCTACTTCTACTCCAATACTATCAACTTCTGGTTCATTATCCAGTGCCTGAGTAAAGTCTGTGCATTTACCCTTTATTATTTCACCCTCTACACAAATTACTTCTATCTCCTTACCTACATACTCCCACAATCTCATGCTATCACTCCTTTTCCATTGGAACTATATGAATTCCTTTCTTTGAATAGTGGATTTTGAATCTATTTGTATTACTCCTTACATTAGTTCTATTATTTACATTCACACCAATATCTTTATCAGCTTTAATAATTTCTTTTCCATCCCATTCGCCTTTTTGATTTAATCTTATTATTCCAGTACCAGCATATTTATTAACAAGTTCTTGTGCTTCTTCTAAAAATATATTTAAATAACTTCTACCTTCAATATAGTTGTTATGCCCTAATATATGCTTACCTTGCTTTCCAACGTCAATTCCTAAAGGTTGAGTAGTCCTTATATACTCTCTAGTTTCTTTAATTTTAGCATTAAGCGATTTTTGTTTCAATACTTCTGATTCTATATTACTATCATTTATTTCTATCCCACTTATAAGTTTCTCTCTGCTATGGTTTCTTCTAAGCTGTTTATTATTATCTAGATGTGTTCTTAGGCTTGTTTCTAACGCTTTAACTTTATTACTAGCTATACTTTTACTTTCTTCATCAAGTGAGCCCCCCTCAAACCTTTTCCACTTTCTAATTTTTCTTTCAAGTGCTCTTTGCTTTTGTTCAGCTTCATAAGTCTTAATAGCTTCTTTACCATCCGGAACTACCGGAAGTCTTGTTATACCTTCAAAATAAGTAATTAATGAATGTCTACAATTAGGATGTAGTAGTCCTTTTTCTATCGCTTCACTTACCAATTTATATTTATCTTTATACTTCTCAATATATTCTGTACTTGGGTAACTAAATATATCATCTATAACTATCTTTCCTTGCCATGGTTCACACTTAGGACAAGTATTGGAATGAGCACTGATAACTACTAAATGTATTCCATATTCATCTCTCTTGCTACCTTCTCCTAAAAGCATAGCTCTATGATTGGCTGTTCTTAATGCCATTTCTGCATAACTTGCTATATTAACATTAGCACCGTTCTTATATTGTATAGAGTTAATGCCCTTATCTAAGAAATCTTTAGTAGCCATATCTATAGCTTGATTTAACGTCTTAGCACCATTTTGCAAGTACATATGAGTTTTAAATATAGTTTGTCTATATACATCATCCATCTTTCTTAGGACTGAATATTGAGCCTTATTTAAATCTTTATTTACCGTAGATATTAATGCTTCTAGCTTTTTTTCATTAACCCCAAAGAAATTTTCTTCCTTAGGAGGTTTACTTTCCCTTCCTAACTCTTTAGATATATATTCTCTAGTAGTTTGTTTCTCTTCTATATCATCTGGAAACTCTATTGATTGATTTTTGGGTTTAAGCTTAATGATTTGTTTAACTTTATTTATTAATCTAGTTACTCTACTTTCACCTTTATTAAAATTTCCTCTTAACTCCTTATCTATAGCTTTCTGTATAGGCTTATTATATTTACTAACTATCTTCTTATTTCTTTTCCTATACTGCTCCATAGCTCTTAATTTAGATAATTGCCATTGTTCCCATTCAAAACCTTCTTTTTTTTGTTCGTTTTGATGAAAATAAAAAGCCCTATGCATACTAGAAATTAAATCAAGTTCCATCTGTTCAAATATATTTCTAATATCATAAGATTTATCTCTTTCTTTTTTAACTTCATCTTTTACATATTGCTTATTTATTTTCTTAAGTATTTCTACTAACTTACTAGGTTTATTCTTCTTGGCCATCTAAATCCACTTCCTCTGGATTATTGTTATAGTCTTCATCATCTACAACCTTCGGTTCTTCCGTTTCAACCATTCCATTTTGTTCCTTGATTCTTTGTACTTCAATTTTCTTTTCTTCATCTGTCATCGTATCTCCATAAAGTTCATCAACTACTTTTTCAATAGACATTATTCCATAAGACTTAGCTTTTCCTATTATCTCTACTACTGTATCAAAACTAGGACTAGCATATTCACCAAAAGCAATTGATACTTCATATTCTCCAGGATATTTTTTGTTAAGAACATCATTAGTTTTTAATATTATCTCAACTAAATGTGGTATTACTTCTGTCAAGGTATCAACTATCTTATTTCTTGTATATAAAGTAGTCTTTTCCTTCTCTCTTTGTGCTTCTGCATTATCTGTTTTCTTAAGGTCTATTCCTAATGTAGAAGGACTTATAATACCTTGTAAACACATATCTATTGCATTAGCGTAACTTTCTACATAAGCTAAATAATTAATATCAGCTTGTTTCATATCTATTTGGTTATTTGCATTTTCTGCAAGGCTCGTTCCTACCGCTATAAACTTATTATCAAATGAATTAGGCTTTAATAACTCTCCAGTATTGGGATTTCTAGGTATTAAGTCCTCTGGAATATACTTTTGTACTCTTCCATCTCTTATTGCATCTATCCATTGACTTATAACCTCATCTAAAGCATCAAAGGCATCTGATTTATTATCTAACAAACTCTTTCCTCTACCTTCAAATTTAACACTTTTAAAGAGCATTAGGGGTAATGCCATAATAAAATCACCATTGAACGTTACATTAACTAGATTAGATGTTTCTTCTATAGCTGATAAAGTTACTTCATTATCTCTTTCATCATAAAGCTTATACCTTACATACCCTTTACCATATATCTCTACTAGCTTATATCTCTTATAATTTGATTTATTATAATAAGTTATGAACTTAATTTCTTTTAATCTTCCTCTATTTGTTTCATATTCAACCATGGACCCATCAAAGAATTCTAGTATAGGATATTCACTTACTTCATTATCTATTGATATTTTGAATGCTCCATCTCCACTTACTAAAACTTTAGAAATAACATCGCCTATCATTTCATCGAACTTATTATCTCTTCTTATTTCTTCCCAAATATTATTCTCTTCTTCATTTTCTAATTCAATACTATCTATATCCGCTACTATAATATCGCTAAGCCTATCAACTATCATTGCTGGTAATCCACTATGTATCTTTCTAATACTTAAATTTTCACTGGGTACAGCACTCCAAAACCTTGCTTTATTAACTGGATCACTACTTATGTTCTTAAAAAATTGCTCTAGCTCGTAAGCTTCACCTCTGTACCAAAGTTTATTTCTTATTAGATTAGTTTCATAGGTATATGCTTCTTGTATATTAATACTACTTTGTGATGCAGGCTGCACATTTAAATATTTAATTGCTGCTTTTGTTAACATACTTTTAAATCCTCCTATTAATCCCATATCTATTCTCCTTTATAATTTCCTATCTTTGTTCTAAATGGTATCCATGCATACTGACTAGAGTTAATTGTATGGTCATTACTATCTTCTGGTTCGTATTTATCCTCTTTCCAACTATAGCTCTCTAACTCTCTAATATGCTCTATACACGTATTTAAAACTTCATAATATATTTTATTCTCTACATTAATCCAACCTAATGCTAAGTGAATTCTATCTATTATAGTTATCTTCTTATAAGCATTTAAGAAATTATATACACACGGATTAGTTCTTTTAAATTTCTTAAGCTCTGTTATAGTTGCCTGGTCAGCTGAATCTACAAAAACATCTCTTGCAAGTCCCCATTCTTTTCTATTTCTCTCTAAGAAATTAAAAAACCTAGGAGCTATGTCACTAGGTGCTAATGGTATCTCTAAATTTTTATTATTATATACTTCCTCATCTAGTATTACTAATTTACCTTTATCAGTTATTCCTGTAAAAGTCATTGCTAATGTATCTGGACTACTTTCTGAATATGCTGTATCTAAACCAGCACTAAATTGAATAAATTTATATGTTTTAGCTTTTTCTTTGCTTATAACATTGTTCTTTCTTTCAAAATTAGAAAATATTAATCCTGTTGCTCTTCCCCTAAGCCCTAATATTTTATTCTTATAAAGCTTAGTACCTTTAGGAGCTGATAACTTCTTTTTCTCTATATCCTCATTACTTAAAGATGCATTATCATAGAAGCTAAAAAACCAGTAGGTCCAATTAGGCTTCTCTTCTGAATTGAGTTGCTCTAATATTTCTACCGGTACATCTTTCTTATATTGTTCTAATGGTCTAGCACAATTAATAAACTCTGAATAGATAGGTAAGTTTGGATCATCTGGATTAAGTGTAGCCATAAGATAATCATTTCTTGTACATATCTCTCTTACAAACTCAATACTTGCTGTATTAACTTCATCTATTAATACACATCCAAATTGAGACCCTAAAGCCATTTTCCACTTATCGGCATTATCATAGCCTAAGATGTATATAATCTTCTCCCCATTAGGTGTATTGTACCTAATATGAGGTATTTTATTATCTTTATCACCATTTCCGTTATATCTAACTAAATCACCAAATACATCAGTAATCCCATACTCCTTTTGAATTATATTTTTTTCACATACACCAGTTGTTTTAGATGCTATAACATGCATTTTCTTAGGTGACTTAGCAACTTGTAACATAAATTTTAATATTCCTACTGTTGTTTTTCCTGCTGCTGTTGTACCTTCTAGAAATTCTACTGGAGCATTATACTTTAAAAATCTTTTGTACTTGGGTGATAATTTGTAATCATTAGACATTAATCACCACCCCCAATACATATATTTCGTTTTACTTACTACGAAATGTATATTTTAATGAATAAAGTTTACAAATATTAAACTGTTTTTAATATATTTATAATTCTAAAACCTTGTGTTTCTGTCATTTATTCTAATTTCGCTAAATTAGAGTTATTCGAAATTACTCTTCCTCTTCAATTTCCAACTGCTCTAATATAGAGTTTAATTTTCCCATACCTATATCTACATTCCCTTTCACCTCTAACTTATCTTTAAACATTCCTAAATGCTTTCCTATAAGTTCAAGATTTTTAGTTTTATCATATAGTTTTATTTCCCTTTCAGTTATCTCGCCCCCACCTTCTGTAGGGATAGTTTTTACCTTAACTGCTGCTATTGCTGCTGTATCATCTCTATTAGCATTAGATTTAACTGTAGCTGTATCCATATTTATAACATCTGTCGCATTAACAAATCCTAGTCTTGCTAGTTCTATTAATACTCTATCCGCATTAACTCCAGTACGTTTAGATCTTTCCGCCATAGCTTCATCTATACACGTGCGTATACTAACATTTGTTAACAATCTACTCCCTTGCTCATTCGCTGTCTTTGCACTATATCCTGCCCTAATAGCCGCTTGTGTAGCATTAAGGTCTATTAAATACTCTTCTACGAACCTTTCTTGTTTTGGTGTTAACTTGGCCATTAATGCCACTCCTTTCTGTTTATATATAACAAAAGGCTAACTCTTTATTTAGCTAACCTTAATAAATTTATCGCTATTTAGACTTTTCTTTTTTATATCTTAATATCATTTTTTGTAGGAAACTATAATACTTATAATATCTTGTAGTCCTTATCATACCAATAGTTAATATAGTAAGCAAAGTTACCAGTATTATTAAAAAAATATACATAGCTCCTGATTCTTTATACATCGTTCCCATAATACCTAGAAAAAAAATTACTATCGGAAATATGGAAGATTGTAAACTAAATTTATTTATCTCCTCTATCTCAACTATTAACATTGTTTCAATATCTTCTATTTCATTATTATCCTTTTTCCCCAACCAGTTAAATATACTTTCTCTTAATAACGTCATGTTAGATTCAAATTTTTCAAACTCTTTTTTAAATCTGCATATTTCCTTATAATCAGGAGTATATACCTTAAAAAAATTTCTCAT